AGCTCAGTTGACTATTTCAGCCTTCTCTATTAGGATGAAGATCGCGACTTGGTCTGGCAACTATACATCTTCTGACCTTAAGAGGATGATTGTTATTGCGCACGAAGTGTGCACGCCTTTGGTGGCTTACAATGGAACGCTTATTCGTTTCCTTGGAACCAACCCATCAGGGCAAAATATGACTGTTTATATTAACAGTATCGTTAATTCTCTCCTACATAGAATTTGTTTCTATGATGTTTATTCGCAAAAGGAGTTGAAGACAATTGGTAAAGAGCTTTCTTTGGGACGTACTGCACGTTTCAGAGATTTAGTCACCCTAATGACCTATGGCGACGATGCCAAAGGGTCTGTTCGACCTGGATATGACAAGTTCAACCATGTTTCAATGGCCAATACATTAAAGGCTAATGACATGGTATTTACCATGCCTGACAAAGAGTCAGATCCCGTTCCTTTCATGTCTAGATATGACGCTGATTTTTTGAAGCGTAAAGATAGGTATGATGAGGATTTGGGTGTTTTTGTTGGAGTGCTCGACGAATCTTCTATTTTTAAGTCGTTGCACTCTATTTTAGAGTCGAAGGAAGTCACACCTCTTGAGGTATGTGGCCAGAACGTTGATGGAGCTTTACGCGAGTGGTTTTTCCACGGACGTGAAGTCTTCGAGAAAAGACGGGAACAGATGAAAGTTGTAGCTGATAGAGCTCATTTGTTTTGCCGTACTTTGGATGAGGATTTTGATGACAGAGTTGAACAGTGGAAACACAAATATGTTCCACAAATGGGAAGGAAGTCATACAATCCTGAAGAGTGGGCGCTCAAGCATCTTACTGGAAAAAGCTTAAAGCAACTCCAGACTATGTACAAAGGCATGAAATGTAATACAGTGCCTGATGAATTTAAGGAATCAAAACTTGCTATAACTAAAAGAGCAATCCAAGAATTTGAGCAAGAGGATTTTTCAGTCCCGTCCGCTATTGATTTTGTTGAGTCGCTAAGCAGCCATTCCACCTCAGCTGTTAGTGACGAAACTATTTTATGTAACCGAGTAAAGGAAGTGCTCGGTAAACCTTTTAAGGAAGAATACGACGTAATCGCGTCCAGTGTCGGTTGCGGAGATCTTCTATATATGTATGAGGGAGTTTTCCTCGTTATTGAATGTAAACGTGTTGTTGGCAGAGGCAGTGGCTTCGCTCGCAAGGTTAAGGACCAGGCAATTAAGTATGCTAAGGTCATGGAGGTTTGTCGCCCAGATATGACTATTTATGGTGTGACATATACAGAATACGGTTTTGAACTTGTTGAATGTTTCGGGGAACCTCGTTTTCCAGCTAAGATAGCTGATTTCCTCGATAACATCAAGATCGCCCTGTAGATTTTTCGTCCGACCTGATATGTCGTTAAAAGATCCGGAGGCGCTGCGGTAGTGTCGTCGTTACAACAATGAAACCAAAACCGAACTCATGACTGATTACAGATGTTATGTATGGTCTAGCACATACCATGCAGGCAGACT